ACGGACCCCGTGAGCGTCACGCTGACCGCGTTGCAGATCGGCACCATCATCGCCCCCGCGGGCGGCGGACCATGCACGGGCGGACCCATCACCATCACCGGCACGATCGACACGGGCGCCGGTGCCTCGCACGTCAAGGCGTAACCCGATGACCTACGCCACCACACGCGCACGCTCCGGCCTCACGGGTGAGGTGCTCTTCGACGATCGCCGCGGGACGTGGCGCGCGGCGCAGTCTCCCGCGACGGAGATGGTGCTCATCATCCTCCGCACGACGCTAGGGAAGTGCCTCGTGCGCCCGACGCTCGGGGTCGACTGGTCGCGCGTGAACAAGCTCCGCACCGACGCGCCAGCAACCGCGCAGGCCGCGGTCAACGCCGCGCTCGCTCCCCTTGTTCGCGACGGGTTCATCCGAGACCCGCAAGTCACAGCGCGTGTGTTCTCGTCGCGCGGATTGCTGGAACTCGACGTGTCGTTCATCGACGTTCGCTTGCGCACGCAGACGCGCACCACGCTCCCCACGATCACGGTCACGGTGTAACGCATGGCCTTCACACCACGCACACGAGCGCAGATCGCCGCGGAGTTCCTCGCGTACTGGTCTGCGAACTACGCCGCAGCATCGCCGCCGCGCGTGCTCCTCACCGCGCAGGGAAGCGACGCCGACCTTGAAGCGCAGGTCGTGGGCGTCGAATTGGAGGGTCTCGAAGCGGTGGCCGCGCAGGTCGCGCTCGACATCCTCCCCGATCAAGCGTCGCCCGATTCGCTCGCTCGATTTTCGTACGTCTACAACGTCCCGCGCCTCGTCGGATCGACGTCGCAACTGACGGTGACCGTCACGGGCGCGGCGACGTTCACGACGTATACGATCACGACGGGAACGCAGGTAGCGTCCGCAGACGGCGTGCTCTTCGACGTGATCGACGCGTCGGTAACGACGAACGGGTCCTACGTCGCGACCATGAACGTGCGCGCCGCAAACGCGGGTACGTCGGGCAACCTCGCAGTCGGTGACACTGTGACGTTCACGATCGCGCCTACGGGTCTCAACCCGACAGGCACCGTCGCGAGCGTGCTCAGCGAGGGCGCCGACGAGGAGAGTGATGCTGGACTCGCGCAGCGAATCATCGAGAGATTGCAGGAGCGTCCCGCTTCGGGCAACCGATCCGACTGGCGTGAGTGGGTTCGGTCGTACATCGGGACGACGATCACCGAAGCCTACGTCTACCCGCTGCTGCAACCGCCCGCGGTGACGCCCGGTGTCGGAACGCAGGGCATCCCGGGGTGCGTGACGGTGGTCGCGGTCGGGCCTGCACAGGGCGACTCGACGACGAACACGCGCATTGTGCCGAGCGCAGGCTCTCGCACCGCAGGCGGTCCCGTGCTCGAAGTCATCGACTACCTCAACGGGATTCGCGACAACGAGGGCAACGCGACGCTCACGGGCAACCGTCTGCCTCCCGTCACCATGCTCTATGGTGACTGGACCGTCGAGGCGATCAACACGCAGACGCAGAACGTCATCATTCAGATCACGCCGACGACGAGCAACGCGTTCCCGTTCGTCAGCAACCCGTTGCTCGACGCATCGAGCGATGCGACGCACGTCATCGTGTCGGGCAACTACGCGGCCGGTGGCATCGAGAATCTCAGCGGTCTCTCAGCGCTCGTGCTTCTCGACACCGCGGACTATCGCGGTGGCTACTACCGCGTGACGCTCGGCACGGGTTCCTACAACGGCGGCACGCTGCTCACGACGTTTCTCGTAGACGCGATGCCGGGTGTCCCGATCGCAGCGTCGTACGTGTGGGCAGCTCCTCCGTGTTGGGCTGCGCTGCGCGCGACGGTGTTCGACTACTTCGACGGTCTCGGACCGGGCGACACGTCGACTCCTGCGCGGTGGCCGACCGAAGACGTGAGCGGTCGTGCGACGCTCTACCGCAGCGCCCTCGCTGGTCGCGTGACCGAAGTCGCCGGAGTGCTCTCGGCCGCGATCCCTACGCCGTCGAGCGATGTCACCCCCGCGGCGAAAACCGTGGTGACGCTTGGAACGCTTCTGGTGGCCCCGTGAACGCGTTTCGCTACACCGCGCAGACCGGCGACGTGCGCTATGCGCTTCCGTCGGGCGGGTGGTGGGGCGTTGTGTTCTCGCGCGGCGCGGACCCTGGCGGCGCGCGCTTGCCGTTGCAGGTGCTACTCCGCAACGGTCGCGTGTTCCCGCTCTACGACGCCGCGGCGTATGGGTTCAGCAATGTAGCCTATGCGACCGAGGAGCCTGTCACGTCTCGCGGCGGATCGAGTGAGGTCGACTTCTGCTACTTTGTCGGCGCGGCGTTTCGCGAGTACGAGGACACGCTCGGAGTGAGCGTACTCGCGCCGCCGACGACACTCGCCGCAGGCGCTTCGACGTGGGGTTGGACGCTCGTCACATGAGCGCTCACCGACGACACACGCCGCGGAAACAGAACGTCGCGTCGCCGCACCTCACCGCGCAGCCTCCGCACGACTCTCGCGCTGAGAGGTCGGTCTCGCACCCGTTCGATCCGCGCTGGTCGCAGTCGGCGAACCCCGGTTCGCAGAGTACGAGGCACGCCCCCGTCGGTTGGCACTCGCTCCGTGTTGCGTGCGAACGATTCGAGCACTCGCCTCCGCACGGGTCGGAATCGGGCGCGGCGTCTCGGACGTCGGGCATCACATCGGCGGACGTCTCGGCGGCGTCGTTCCCGTTGGGAGCATCCTCGGCGATGACGTCCGCTGACGCCTCTGGCGTCGCGTCTGTCGTGGGCGTCGCATCGGGCGTAGCGGCCCCGTCTGAGGCGTCCTCGGGAGTGGTGGCTACGTCCGAGCGCGTCGACGTCTCGGATGGCGCTACGTCGCCTGTGATCGTGTCCGCGGGGATCGTGCCGAAACCCACCAGCGAGGGAGCGCATGCGACGATGGCGGCGAGGAGCATGGCGAGTCTGAGAATGTCCATGCCGATACTCTACGCGCAGAATCCGCTTGACGTTACGAGATCGTGTAGGATCGCGGCATGAGCGGGTTCCGACAGGCACTCCCGAGCACTGCGACGGCCGCGGGAACGATCGCGCGCCGCTTGCTCGTGCTCAAGGGTCCGGCGTTCCAAGCTCCAGACGGATCGCTCAACGCGGCCGACGCTCTCGCCCTCGGCGCGTCCATCGAAGACGCGCGACAGATGCTCGCAACGGCGCGCGCGCAGGCGTTCGTCTGCGACGCCACGTACATGCTCGACGAACTGGAGCGCCTCTACGGGCTCCCTGTTGACTTGACGTCGGCCGATGCGGTTCGCCAATCGCGCTTGCTCGCCTTCGTGCGCGCAAGTGCTGCGGCGATTCCGTCGTCGATCGAGGCGGCGGTTGCGACGCTGACCGGCACATGCACCGTCACGGAGTTCTCTGCGAGCGACGTCTATGCGACCGATCCGTCACCGACCTCGGAGACGCGTCGCGGCGTGTTTCGATTCGTCGTCGCGGTTCCTCTCGCGTACGCTGAAAACTCAGCGTGGCGAGCGCTCATCTCGGCCGTGGTCAACCGCATGAAACCAGCGCACACGACGTTCACGATCGCGACGAGCGCAACCCTCAAGTACGACACCGCGGCGGGGTACGACCTCACTGCGCTTGGAGCCTGACGATGGAACGCGCATGGACAGCAGCCCTCGGACTCAGCGTTCCGAGTGTCGGCGAGAACCTCCTGCAAGACCTCACGATCGCCGTGCGCAAGGCGACGTCAACGGCGATCACGACGCAGGCGACGGGTCTCGAATCGCGCATCTATCAGGCGACGTCTGACCTCGCGACTGGCACGCTTTCGATCGTCGATGATGGCACCATCGTGGCCGTCGACACGGGCACCTATCCCGCGTCGCTCACGACGTCGACGATGGGTTGGGGTGATCGAATCATCGTTGGATGGTTTCGCGCGATGGCCGGAGCAACGGAGTATCCGGGCGGCGTGAACGACCACGCATTTGACGCGGGTGCGCTGTTCAACTTCTGCGGTTACACGGGGCGCGGCGCGCTCAACGGTGGCGGCACTCAGGTATCGGCGTACAACCCGCCCGTGCCTGCTGCGGGGACCTCGTGGGCCGTTCTCGTCACCACGAACGTGTGGCTCTACTTCGACGCTGCCGACAGCAAGTTGAAGCTGTACAACGACACCGGGTCGACGCTTCGCACGCCTCTGCTCATCCTGTTCGCGACCGGCAAGACCGGCGCGCGCTGACCACCACGAAGGAACTCACTCATCATGTCGAACTACCCTCCCTCGCTCACGATGGCGCTCCCGAACAGCGGCCCTGCGTCGCTCGTGGGCGTCCTCACCATTACGCCCGTCGCCGCGTCGTCTGGCGCTCGCTCGCTCCTCACCGTCACGGCGCCCGCCGACACCGGCATCACCGCGTCGACCGAACAGAGCGACGTGTACTTCAACCTCGCGGCCACGCGGACGTGGCCCACGGGCGCGCTCACGAACCAGCGCTCGGTGCGCATCGCGGCGCCGACGCTCGCCTTCGCCGGCGCTTCGACGGTGACCAACGCGAGCACGCTGTACATCGACGCGGCGCCGACCGCGGGGACCAACGCGACGATCAAGAACGCCTACGCGTTGTTCGTCGACGCGGGGCGCGCGCGTTTCGACGACGCGGTGGTGCTCAACGCCGTTCCGGTGGCCTACGCGGACACGCAGACCGACAATTCGCCGACCGTCTCGCGCCCCGCTGGCGTCGTGCGTGTCGCGAGCGGCGCGACCACCGTCACGGTGACCAACACGCTCGTGGCCGCGACGTCGCTGATCTTCGCCGAGATCCGCAACGCGACGTCGAACACCGTCAGCGTCGCTAACGTGGTCCCCGGTTCGGGGTCGTTCGTCATCAACCTCTCGGGTGACCCCGGCGCGTCGCACGCTGACGTCGCGTTCTTCGTGGTGAACCCGGGCACCGGAGTCTGATCGTGAGCAAGGTTCCCTCCGCTTCCGTTCGCGCGGCATCGCTCACGCTGACGGGTACGCTCGCGGTTGTGGTGGGCACCACCTCGACCGACAACGCAGACGCGACGACAGGCGCCATCGCACTCGGATCGCTCTCTCGCATGCGCCTCCAGTGCACCTACACGCGCGCTGGAGGCAGCGCGACGGGACGCCCGATCTTCGCCGTCGATGTCTCGATGGACCCTCCGACGACGGCCGCCGCGTCGGTGTCGCATTGGGTCCCCGTGTACCTGATCGACGACTCGGCGTTTCCCGGCACGGTGCCCGTCGACGGGTACGCCTATGAGTTCTCGCCCGCGCCCTCCGTGACCGGCGCGACGTCGCAGG